GTACGGATGCCCGTTGCGTACTCTTGGTCGTCACGGAGGGCTTCAGCGACGGAGATTCCAAAAGGCCGCCCAGGCAGCGGTAACGGAGAAGCCTTGACGAACGGCAGGAAGCCCCACGGGTTAGGCTTGTCCAGCAGGACCCAGCGCCGGTTCAGCAGCCAGAGAACCCTGTCCTTGGTCCAGCACTCCAAGACTTCTACGTTTTGGTAGCGCGGGTCTACCGGAACCTTGCCGTAGTCTACATGCTCAGCCCTTAAAGCGGCGGACTGCTGGAAGATCAGGTCGTCTTTGGGGAAGGAGCTTAAGACTTCCGTTAGTTGGTCGCCTGCAGGTAGGTTCAGCTGGTCGCTCAGGTCCAACAAATCTTGGAGCGTAAGGATCTTGCGCCGGAAGACAAAGCCTGAAGAGTCTACTAGCGGCCCGGAAGCACGAGGATCCAGCCAGATATCCCGTGCGTCTACGAACTCAACGTACGGCCGGTGAAAAGAGCTGTCCCAACCTAGTTCGATAAAGCTGTCACCCAAGATCAACGACTGGTGGACGCGGGTCTGCTGGGTGAGGTAGATGAAAAGCTGCTGCTCGAACTCTCTAAGCTCCTGTACGTCCGTCAGCGGGTCGTCAAGCGGGATGACCTCGAAAAAGGTAGGCTCACGATCGAATAGAGCGGCGGAGATGATGGGATAAATACTCTCGACCTGGTCAAAGATAAGGCGCGAGGAGATCGAGGCACGCGGGATGTTGGTCCCTTTCCACTTCCGCGGCGGTAAGTAGCCAAGGTAAAGACGCTCATTACGCAGCCAGCGGGGCTCGATATAGTTGCGCCGCCAAGCCGCGTAATATTCAAACGTCTTCTTGGCCAGGAAATACGGGCCTAGGCTTTCCTGTGGTATAAGTTCGAGCGCAGAAGCCATCCTGCTTTCATTCTAACTTACTGCAGGAGGCCTGTTATGTCTTCGTCCTGGAAAGGGTCGCCCAAGCCGAAGATTTCCTTCCACAGGTGAGGCTTAGTCTGGGCAAGATGACGAGCGTTCTGGATGATCTCACCGCCGGTCTTTTTAGCGTCTGGTGCGAAGTCTATCTTGGCCCGGAACTGGTCAGCTAAAGTGTCCAGGAAGTCTTTGTACTGGTACTTGGGGAAACGAAGAAGTTCCAGTTTGATATGCTCCTTGGTGAAGTCGTCGCCTAGGTCTTCGCTGAAGTACACCATCTTCTTCTCGAACCACGGGCGCAAGGCCTGGATACGTTCTTCTTTGCTCTTGTCCCGTTCGCGCTTGAGGAGAGTGATAGGCAGGACGACGCCTTCTTGATCAGCTGTTCGCCGCAAGGCCGGAAGAAGGCCGCGCACAAAGCCTGTGTCTTCAATGGCTATTCTTGTCGGGCAGTGCTTCCGGGCAGCCTCAATGATCTGCCGGATGAGCTCTTCAGGCATCCAGCGTCCCAGCCGGACTTCGAGCACGTAGCATCTGTTCATCCGGTCCCAGCCGCAGGTAGTGATGACGGAGAAGGAAGACTTGGGACCGGCGCTGTGAGCAGTGTCAATGGTTGTGGTCTTGTAGCGGATAGGTACACGGGCTATTTCTTCCCTGGTCTTCCAGCGCAAGTATTGCGGTAAGAAGACCTGCTCGCCCGTCTCAGCTGCTACAGGGTCGTTCAGCTGCTGAGCGGCAAAGTGGACGCCTCTGATAGGATGCTTCCTCATTGCCTCCAGCTGCTCCGTAGTGACCAGCTCAGGGAACAAGCTGATTTTGTTCCCGTTCTTGCCCAGCTTGAACGGGTAGTCCAGCTCGTCGGGCGTAAACTTCTGGCCGCCAGGAACGTCACGAGCGTAGCAGGACATGAGGAAGATCCGGTAAGTATGAGGCAGGCCACGCCGCGCCTCTTCCCGCCACTGATCCACTAACTGCGCATGAAGGTCGCCGTAGTTGTAGATGGTGCCTTCAATATCGATCCAGTAATTAGGCGAGATAAGCAAGTTCTCACACATGGCATAGGCGTCGATGATCTTGCGGCATAGCTCCGGCCGGGCGCTGTTCTTCTCATCCACAATGTCGGTGAACTTCAGCAGGTGGTAGTGCATGCCTGTCCGGATGGACTCAATGCCTGCCACGCTGACGGACGGTGCTGCTGACTTATGGCGCCGGTTGGGCAGGTCAAACCATGTCTTAGTCCCCGGCTCAGCCGGGCAGTAGTCAGGGAAGTAGTAGCGGAAGGTTTCGTTCTGGTAGAAGTGGTACCGCAGCACGCCGAAGACAAACTCCATGACCTCTTGCGAGCCATGGATCCATAAGATCGTAGCGTCAGGGAAGTTCAGCAGCCACTGGACGGTATGAGTGACTACATTGAGCGTTGTTTTGAACCAGCCACGTGGAGCCAGCAACAACCGCCGCTTGTAGTCATCCTTCAGCACGTCTAAGGGGTCAGACGCCAGGGGCTCATAATGCAGCCGCCCGTCACGTAAGAAGACATCTTCGCCTTGCTCAGGGAACTGTGTCAGGAAGGCGGCCATAGGACCATGCACGCGGTCGTTCAGGCGATCGTAGCCAAGGATATGACGGCCGAGAAAAAGCAAATCCCGGCGGGCACGCTGCCTGACGCGCAGGATGGAGGCCATTTCCTTCTTGGTCAGTGCCATTTTTCCTTCCGGCGCAACTTCGGCCGCATCTTCCTGACCCACGCCTGCGCTTCTTCTAGTGTCTCAGGCGTGGCAAAGGCGACAGCAATGACGCTGTCAGCCTGACGTTCAAAGTCCAGGATAATCTGCATCTCTTCTGCCTGTGTCTTTGGGCGGGCTTCTATAATCCGGTCAGCGTCAGCAAGCACAAGAATCCGGTCACGTTGCGGGCTCATGTTTTTCTCCTACTGATCAGCATAGCAGGCGGATGTTGAGGGTGTGAAGAAGCGTAAAGAAGGTGGTGTAAGGAAGGTGGTAAGGAAGGTGGTGTAACGCCACTAAAACCGTGGCGTTAACTTTAGCGTTTACTTAAACGTTAAAGTCAAGGGTATCCCCCACCCCAATATATTGTGGAACCTTCTCGTGAGTACCCCAATATCTTGTGGTGTGAGTGAAGGTAAGTTTGGCATGAGAATTGCTATAAGCAATTACCGTGCCAAACTTTGGCATGCGAATTGCACCCCAGCAACTGACGTACCAAAGTTTGGTAAGCGATGTGCATATAGCAATCTGATTGCCAAACAGGGGCGGGTGAAAGAATGGCAAAGGACGTGCTTATAGCAATTACCGTGCCAAATATAGCCTCCAAACGACCAGTGTGTAATTTTTACACGGTGGGGTGGCTAGAACTAGCCAGTCAGGAGGCATAAGAAAACCCAGTACGCAAAATTTGCGCACTGGGTGTGGAGTGGTAGGGGAATTGCAGGGGAACAGCCTATCTTACCTCGTCATATCTCTCCCAGACACCATAGCCATAAGGCTATGGCCAATACCCATACTCCAGTACTCCAGAGTGTATCCATACTCATCCCTCCTGGGGCGAGTCGACGTCGAGCTCTTCTTCATACTCGCCCTGCCATGTGATACGGCCGTAGTCCCACTCCGCGTAGGGGTGGTGGTCGGTCCAATACTGGGAGCACTGACACTCCCAGTCATCATCATCAGGGTCGACCGGCTCCAGACTGCACCAGTGCGGGTGCACGTAGACTGCACCGGGGCAGTCGTCAGGGTGCTGAGCCGAGGTATACGCCACGTCCTCGGCCCAGCGGTAGGCGTCGTCGGCGTTGTGAAACTCGCGCTCGTCAACGACGACGCCGTCGCAAAGTTGGACCACTTCCCACCACATGGTCGCCTCCTCTCTAGAAGTAATAGAACCGCCAGAATGTCTCGCGGTCGCTCAGTCGCTCTAGCCGTACGACGATCGACTTGCCGTGCGACCCGAACGACATCTCCCAAGGTCTCTCGTAGGGATACGGAGTCTCCAGTACTCCGCAGACTCCGCGGGCATAGATCCACTTATAGCGGCGTACGCCGCGGAATGGGATGCCCGCCAGCCTGCAGGCTGCTCGTAGCGCGTCGTCGACTCTGACTCTCCTCATGGTCATGCCTCCTCTATAGGTGTGCCGTCGATGCGCCATGGACGACGGCGGTCGACCACATAGACAGACCGGTCAGAGTAGCCGCCCTGGCGGCGGCAGCCTCGACGGTCTCGCTCTAGACACCGCTCGGCCGCGGCATAGGTGCGATGGTAATGGCCGCACCAGCCACGGACTGGTCCGTAGGTTACGTACACTCGCATATCTAGGCTCCATGACCCGAGTAGGGT